GACCCTATGGATGACACTGAGATACTGAAGAAGTTGTGGGCTGTGCTCGACGAGGCCGATACCGTTGTAGCGCATAATTCCCGCTTTGATATTGGTATGCTACAGGGCCGTTTTCTGGAGATGGGTATGCCCCTGCCACGACCTTATAAAGTAGTCTGTACGTACAAAGGATTGAGTGGTTTTAGCATGAATAGCAAAAAGCTCGACCAATTGTCAAAGGTTCTGATAGGTTCCAAGAAGATTTCCACTAGTTGGAGTCTTTGGGATCGCTGCTCCGAGGGCGACATTGAAGCCTTTCGTGAGATGGTGAATTATTGCATAGGAGATATTTACGACACGCTATTCAAGGTGTATTGTAGGACAGCCGCGTATTACCCGAAGAAGGCAGTTGATCTTTCCATCCCGGGTAGAATCTGTTGTAAGGTTTCAGGGCATCCTCTTGTAGGTGCCGGTACTTGGGTAAACCCCAACAATGGAAACGAGTATACTCTCTACCATAATCCAGAGCTAAACATTTATTACAGAGATAGATATAAACGAGATGCCAAGAAGGCCGGTATGGGCTTTCTGGTGCCATTATAAAGAAATTAAAAGGAGAATTATTATGTTAGATCCAGTTCATTTAGTAATTGCGTTACTCATATGTGCAGATTTCATGTTTGGAAATCCAACTAAAGAGACAAATAGCAACCCTAAAACCGAAGAGATCCAAAGAGAGAGTAAGACAAAACTATGAAACGTGAGTACAGAAAAACCACAATCAGGGTAGGGCGACCTATCTTGATGGAGACACAGCCTAAATGGGCAAACTACCAGAGTGTATACCAATATCCACGGGAGACTGTGGAGCTTATCCAGACCCAAGGTAATACCAAGGGACTGAAAGGTACTGTGGTATACACCGACACATTATTTATTGATATCGACAAAGAAGACTCAGTAGAACCGGCCTTGGAGATACTGAAGGGACTGGGATTTCAGATGGATATTCTGACTACGGGGAATCGTGGGGTGCACTGCGAGCTACCCTGTGAGCCAATGGAAGGCTCTGAGGTTCCCTATTCTCAACGTCAGTGGCTTAAAAACCACGGGCTATGGGAATACGTAGACAGCTCATTCTATCATCCAGCAGGTCAATACAGGGTTCGTGGAGCTATTCATGAGAAGACTGGTAGGACCAAGGAGGTACTAGAGTCATTGGACGGCACCAGATTATCCATCCCTATGCTGACACCTCCTCCTATTACAATTGAGATCATGGATGATGCCGACATTGGCTCCCCAGAAGCTCAGTTCCAGTTCCAGATGAACTTGATGCGGAAGAGAGACGAAGGCCAACGACACCTCCATATTTACATCTTGGTACAATCTGGCTTACGAGCTGGAGTAGAGCCTGATGAGTTAATGGACTGTATTCTTTGGTGGAATGCAAACCAAGATAACCCTCACAGAGAGGATGTAGTGGTGTCTAAAGTCAGGAGAATGTTGAAATGCAGATAATAGAATACCAACTAATGGTACAAACCTGGGTTCGGTCCCAGAATCCTTCAGACGAAGAGATACTTGCAGTTATGCGGTTCCTTGAGTTTCTGGAGAATATTGAAACCAAAGGAGATTAATATGAAACAACTAGAAAGAATCAGAGAGATAGACCGGAAGCTTGACGACATGATATCACATCTGGAGCAAGTTAAGAGACAACACCAGCTACAAAAAATACAAGATACATACTTCTGGGGATCGCTGTGTATATTCAGCATCCTTACGCTATTATTCATATTTTAGGAGACATTATGGATATTCATTTACGAGATATGAGAGATGAAGATACTAGTTTGGTTTTTAATTCCTGGTTGAAAAGTTATCGCTCCCAGACAGAGGGCCGCGCAATGACCAACACCACATTCTATGAAGGCCACACCAAGGTAATCGACAAAATACTTGGTTCAGCCGCAGTGAAGCTAGCCGTAGACCCAGAAGACACAAATGAGGTTTACGGGTTCATCTGTTATCAGGGTGATATACTGCACTATGCCTATACTAAGCACAGGTACCGTGGACTGGGCATACTCAGTTACCTGCTGGAGTCAGTAGGTGGGCGATCTAAATTCACGACAGTAACACACCTCCCAAGAAATTGGGGGGAGGTATCCCGAAAATATAACATAATATTCAACCCATACAGGAGGTAAATCATGGACGAAATAATTGAAATACCCCGTATGACTGTAGAGGACCTGATGGAGACTTACACCAGAGATGAACTCCTGAAGGTCATGCGGTACCAGCTTATCAATAATGTCCCTGTGTTAGCGCAACAAGACATTTCTATGATATTATCGCTGGACCCAGAAGATCCTTCCCTACAGTGGCCGGAAAAGAAGGAGGAAACCGATGAGCCAGAGGTCAGATAACGTGACATTGGCCAGAATCCAAGAAGAAATCATGAGAATGCTTGTGGATTTGAAGCCATATACGGAGATTTGCGACCATATAAAGAATAAATACGAGAAATCAGATACAACAGTCAGGGGCTATGTAGCCCAGGCTCTTGCTACCTTGCGAGAGCGCACCCTGGAGGATATTGATGCCGTCAGGGAGGCAAACAGACAGCATTTGCTGGAAAAATACAATGAGATGCTAGCGGATTACAGTGAAAAGAAGAATCCGAAGTATATGCAGCTCGCGCTCAGCTTTTATGACCGATACGTCAAGCTATTCCCGAATGGGTTGGAGCCGGAGATTGTAGACAACGAGAAACAGATAAATATAACATTCAACGATTTGGGGAAGAAGGATGATTGATTTACTGCCATACCAATACGAGTTCGTCAGCTCTGACCACCATAATCTGGCCTTGTTGGCTGGTGTAGGTACAGGGAAGACCCACGCATTGGCGTGTTTCGTATTGAGGATGGTAGGTCAGTATCCCAAGGCCAATGGTATGATTGTAGCCAACACACACGGACAGCTACTTAATGCGACATTGACTCCCCTTTTCAGAATGTGTGAAGATAATAATATACCTTACTCGACAGCTTATGGCTCCAAGAGGATTACCATCATGGATACCACTATCTATGTGTATTCCCTGGAAAAGTATGACAATATTCGAGGGATTGAGGTAGGTTGGATTGCTGCTGACGAGTTTTTTCTGGGCAAGGACCGGAAGGCTTATGATGTAATCAAGACCCGATTAAGGGACAAGAATGGCCCGCTGTACTTTCGAGCGATCTCGACCAAGAACGGCTTCAATTGGGGCTATGACATGTATTCCTCGCCAACCAAGGAGAACGACTATAAGGTTATTCAGGCTCAGACTTCCGATAACCCGTTTCTGCCGGAACAGTATATTGATGATTTGCTTGAGGATTATGGTTCTGCTGATGCTCCTATGTATCGTCAGGAGGTACTCAATGAATATGTCAACCTGACGGCTGGCTCAGTATATTGGAGCTTTGACAGGAAGGCGATTGTACAACCGACTCAAATGCTGCCAGAAGCACACACCCATGTTGGAGTAGACTTCAATATTGACCAGATGTCAGCGGTGTTGTGTCAGATGAGGGGGGATACCCTTTATGTTTGTAAGGAAATCAGTCTAACTGAGGCAAACTCCAACACATTTACTTTGGCTAGCACGTTACAGAAAGAATTATTCCATTTCCCGTACCGGACAATAGTGCCGGATAGTACAGGTAAGGCACGTAAGACGTCCAGCCAGAAGTCAGATCATCAAATATTAAAAGATGCTGGATTTACACTGGATGTGACCACGAACCCGCCCATCCGAGACAGACAAAACGCAGTGAATCGACTGTTTAACACCAAAAAGATCGTGATTGACCCATCTTGCGGCAATCTCATAAAGGAGCTGGAGACACTGGCAGCCAGAGACAAGGAAGGTGACAAAGTTCATCTCAGCGTTGCTCTGGGGTATGTAGTCCACAAATTAGCCCCGATTGTACAACGCAAGAAACCTCAAATGATACAACGATAAGGAATTATAGATATGACAATGACACGACGACCATTGCGTGATATGGTCCCTGAGCTGGTGCAGTATGTGAAGACAGCCCAGCAGAATCAGACTATATTTGAACGTAAGCTCCTCGATATCTGGGAGGGCGGACTCCAGAAGTACGTGGAAGATTCAATCCATGAAGAATACTCAGTGAATACAGCCCGAACAGCCATCGAGAGAATAGCTCCAATTAATGTGTTACCTAAAATGATTGACAAAATCAGCCAGGTATATACCCAAGGCGTTACCAGAACCTTGTCTGAGGATAATGAAGTAGACAGCGACATGCTAGGTTATTATGAAGAATGTTTAGATATTGATGCCAAGCTCAACGTAGCTAACAGACTGTTTAACCTATTCCAGTATTTGGCAATCGAGCCTTATGTGGATGGTGGGAAGCCCAGACTGCGGATATTACCCCCTACACAGTTCACAGTGTACTCTGACAGTTATATAAACCCACAGGACCCCACTGTATTCATAAAATACATGGGAGGTACCACTCCAGTCAATGAGCCGACTACAGACATAGATGGTAGATCAATGAAGTCTGCCAATAATGTTGTACGAGATGTCGAGTTGTTCATGTTCTACTCGGACACCGAGATTCTGGCTGTAGACTCTGAGGGTTACATAAGAACGGATATAATGGCCGAAATGGGTAATCCTGATGGCTTAAATCCAATAGGTAGGATACCCTTTGTTTATGTAAATGGAGCCGAATTTAACCTAATTCCGACCCCTCAACAGGACAAATTGACCATGCCTATCCTGATACCAAAGCTTCTCACGGACCTGAACTATGCTGTTAAGTTTCAATCTCACGCTATCTTGTACTCGATTGACCTTGATCTGGCTGAAATGCAAAATACCCCAGATGCCTTGTGGATGCTCAAGTCAGATGGTGAGAACAGTGGAAGTCTGAATACAATCAAGCCCGAAGTCGATGTAGACAAGGTACTGGCCCTGATTAACTCCACACTGGTATTGTGGATGGAGACAATGGGTGTAAAGTCCAGTGGTATGGGTAATATATCTGTATCTTCAGCCTCTTCCGGCATAGCTAAGGCTATCGACGAGGTGGACACCACTAATATTCGTAAGGACCAGATGAAGATTTTCACTGGGATTGAGCGAGAGTTATGGTCACTGATTTATGACATGAATGAGTTTTGGGTTAAGTCCAACGAGTTACCCGATGCTAAATTGCTATCTGACGACTTCTGGCCAACCGTGAAATATGAAGAAGGGACTGTAGTCGTTGACCCGAAACAGCAGCTTGAGTTGTTAACCAAGAAGCTGGAGGCAGGATTTACCAGTTACCGCAGGGCATTAGCCGAAGCCAACCCAGAGATGTCCTCCGACGAGATCGACGATCTAATGGTTGAGATCGAAGAGGAGAAGGCAGAGAGGGTGCTTAAGGCCGCCCAGATGTTTAAGGAGCAACCAGATGACGATACAGAATCGGAACAACATACAGAAGACGATAGCGATACCGAATAAGTATGACGGAGCTGCCAGAGATCGTATAGGACAGATGATGGTCCAGAAGATAAAAGATCGGACAGCTTCCGGCATAAGTGCGAATGGCACAGCCTTCAAGTACGCCAAGAAATCACCACACCGAGGCAATAACCTCTCAGACTCAGGGGATATGTTGGCGATGTTGGAGGTGGTATCCCACACACAAGGGGCTATCACAGTCGGATATAAGGACATAACCAGTATTGAAGCAAACCAGGCAGAGGGAGTATCCATTGGAACATATGGGAATGACGACCCTAATCCTGCTCTTGCGAAGCCTTTTATTGGTATATCATCAGAGGAACTCGATCTTATACTTAATCGTGTGGATCAGGAGCTTCCTACACCGTCCCTAAGTCAACAAGAACAAGCTCTGATTGATAATATTTTGAGGAACTTATGAAGATTGACCAACTGCGACAAAAGCTACAGAAGATGGAGTCTCGCGTCCTGAAGCATAAAGCTAAGCTGGAGCAAGATACCGCTGAGATGGCTGCTGATATTATCCGAGACAGGACCAGAAAAGGATTTGGTGTCGATAAGAACCAAGGCAGAAAGACTAAGTTGGCTGCGTTGTCACCAGACTATGTCAAGCAACGAAAGCGGGAGGGTCTGACAGGCAAGTCCAGATTGACCCGTACAGGGCAACTATTGGCCTCTATAAAGGCTTTCCGAGGGAAGGTAATACTAGATGGCCGCAGAAACAAAGAGGTAGCTCAATATGTAGCAGCCGCAGGCAGGGAGTTTTTCCATCTGTCTAAGGCTGAGTACAAGCGAGTAGCCGAAGATTTAATAAAAAGAGTAAAGAAATTAATATAGTTGGGGGTATTCTCACCCCCCGTAACACTAACGCAGTTGTACTGCAAGGAGTATTCTATGAGTGATATCCGTGATATCGAAGAACAAGCACCACAGCAACCTGATGAAGTTAAGGAAAAAGCCTTACAAGACTACAAGGATGACATGTTCAAGTACAAGGAACGTATGAGACAAGCTGAGTCTGAACTTGAGGCAATCCGCGCTGAAAAGGCTGCACTGGAGAAGGCACAATTGGAGAAGAATGAAGAGTGGAAGGTACTTTACGAGCGTGAAAAGAGCGAGCGTGAGGCAGCAGTCCAAGAGCTTCAGAGTAAGTCAACGCAATTCATTGATTCTAGCAAGAAAAACGCTGTAGTACAGAGTCTTGGTGGGTTCAAGAAGGACGAGTACACTAAATTTATTGATGTTTCCAACATTGAAGTGACCGAAACAGGTACTTTCAGTGATGAATCTATCAAAAGAGAGGTGGAGCGTTTGCGACAGACATTTCCTGAATTGTTGAAATCCTTCGACGGTCCGAAATTGCCAAGTGGAGCACCTTCAACTGTTACACCCAAAGAGAAGATCATTGACGCTAATATGTCCAGGTCGGAACTATTAGCAACCTATTCTAAACTAAAACAAAAATAATTAGGAGTTTATTATGGCCGCAACTGGCGTAACCGAAACCGTAGCAACCTCAATTGACGTAGTAGCAGCAATCCTTCAGCAGGAGCTAATCGAGAAAGCTGTCCTTCTTGGAACTGTTACTGATTACAGTGCATGGGTACTTCCTGGCGCTAACACTGTGAAATTACCTCGTTCTGGTTCTTTCACTGCTACTAATAAGGCAGAGAATACTGCTACAACTACTTCTAGCTTGACTTTCGCTACTGACGACATCGAGCTAAACATCCACGGACATATCGTGGCTGAAATCGAAGACATCGCTCAAGAGCAATCTGCCCTTGACATCGAAGCTACTTACATGGAGCGAATGGCTACTGCTATGGCTCTTTATGTTGACAACCAAGTCGCTGCTGCTCTTGTTAAGGCTTCTAACGACATCCAGCTTTCTGGTACTTCTAACTTGGTTCTAACTCTTGCTGACATCGCTGAAGCTCGTAAGTTACTTAACGAAGCTGACGTTCCTCAAGAAGAGCGATTCCTTGCTATCCCTGCTGCTCAGGAAGAAGCAATGTTGAACATCTCTAACTTCATCAACGCTGACCAGTACGGTAGCCGAGATGGTTTGATGAATGGCGAAATCGGACGAGTATTCGGATTCCGAGTTATCGTTACCAACCAATTCTCATCTGACAGTGAGTTCGTAGCTTACCACCGCTCACACGTCGGATTTGCTCGTCAAATGGCTCCTAAGTTTGAGCGTCAGCGTTCAAGCCTAACTAAGCTTTCTGACGAAGTTTCTTTGAGCTTGCTTTTCGGTGTAAAGCAGCTTGACAGTGGAAACCGTGCTGTATATGCAGACGAGACTGTAACACCATAATTTATGGGACCTTCGGGTCCCTTTTTTCTTGGAGGGATAGGATGGCGGGTAACATAAACCGTGTGCCAGTGGCCCTTGTGTCAAAAAGTAATACAGAATTAACGAAAATGATGCTTGTAAATAACCTACAAGCTAGCAAAGAATATACCTAACATATAGTCCATGATGGAAAGCAGTGGTACGCTTGGTACTACGAGGATGTAACTGGGAGGATCACAAGTGGCAGATAACGCACCTTATCGTAACAGACTCGATAACGAACAAAGAACATATACAGACATCGCTGGACTTACCCACCAGAGGGTACAGGCGAGTTTTGCAGATAATCTTACTACGGCTTTTGGGTCTTTAAGTGTCTCTCAAAGTAGACCAGAGGTCCAAATAGATGCCGTTTATGGTCTTCGAGAAAAAACAGACGTTGAAGTATTCACAGC